TGCAGTAGGAGCCGATGACGATTTTGCAAAAGAACTAGAATATTATTTTTTAAACGAAGATGCAGAACTACCAAAAGCAACAAGCTACAGAGAAACTATGAACCCTGTAGAAGCTTTAAACGATATGATTGATCCTAGAAACTATCCATACTATGCTGACCTGTTACTTAGATCAGGACTACGTGTGGGTGAGTTTGGTGTAAGAATATTACCTGCACTTGGTAAACTAGGAAGTGATCTACTAACTAAACCCGCGTTCCGTGTTACAGGAACCAAGAAGACTGGTTACGTACAAGACTACGAAGACATACCAGGCACAGACGTTGGACTTGCAGAAGGATTAAAACTGGAAGGCACAGGAATATTTTCTGACTTCTTAAAAAACATTACACCAACATCACTGGAGAAAAAAGTTGGCCTTGATAAATTAATCGAAGCTGAAGAACAAAAACAAAAAGATAGAAGATCAACTATCGCTCCAAAAGTATTGGGTGAAACAATTAGTTTAGGTGCTGAAGTTACTGCACCAATATTTCCTGGTTTAAGATTATTAAGAGCATTTGCTGCAGACAGAAAATTACCTGTAGACAATGTTACAAGAGATATTATGGAAAAAGAAATTGATGAAGCTCTTGATGCAAGAGGTATTAGTAGAAGAGATTTTATGAAAGTTGCAGGAGCAGGTGGTGCTGTAATGGTGGCCAAAATGCTAGGAGTCAATCTTGCCAAAGCACCTAAAGTTGTAAAAGAGGTAGTTAAAACTGGTGACGTAGCTGGTAAGCCAGCTTGGTTTGATGCTTTAGTAAACAGAGTTATTGCAGAAGGTGATGATGTAACAAAACAACTTGCAACTCAAGATAGACAGGTAGTACACAAAGTAAAACTTAATGAAACAGATGAAGTTACCGTTTACAGAAACTTAGATGATGGTCAAATAGATGTTATATATGATTCACCAACTAACATGGGTGAAGAATCAGTAAACCTAACATATAAACCAGGTATGATGGATGAAACCACTGGAGGAAAAAAACCACGTGATGAGTTTGAAGCTACAGAAGTAGAACCGAGATATGTTGGTGGACCTGAAGATGCTGACATAGAATTTGATGGTATAGGTGGTGGTTCTAGTGTCAAACTGCTTGAATCAGACATATCACCTTTGAAAGAATTTGCTGGGGAAAAAATTACTACAAAAGAACTTTTGGAAAGAATTGAAAAAAATAAAAGAATTGAAGCAATCAACACTGATAAAATGGAACAGGCTGAATATATATCAGGTAAATATGGTGATGGACCTGAACCTGACATTGATGACTTTATAGATTAATGACTAAAAAACTAACAACCACAATACCACCTAAAAGAGGACCCAACCCACAGGGGTTGAATATTCCTCTAAAACAGGTTAAAGTGTCCAACACACTGGAGAAAATAAATGGCAGACATAGACAAAACGTTACCAAACGTAAAAACATCAATCAAGGTTGATCCTGAAGAAGAAATAGAAATTGAAGAACAGAAGCAAGTTGAAGCTTCTGAAGAACCTGTAGAAGTAAATCCACAAGAAGATGGAAGCGTAGAAATTAACTTTGAACCAAGCAAAGTAAACATCGAAGGTCAACCTGGACACTTTGATAATTTAGCAGAATTATTACCAGATGATATTTTAGATCCGATCGGATCAGAACTTGTAGAAAATTACATGGACTACAAGATGTCAAGAAAAGAATGGGAACAAGCTTATACAAATGGTTTGGACCTTTTAGGTTTTAAATACGAAAATAGAACTGAACCTTTCCAAGGAGCTAGTGGTGCAACTCACCCAGTTCTTGCAGAAGCAGTTACACAGTTTCAAGCTGGAGCATACAAAGAATTATTACCTGCAGAAGGACCTGTAAGAACACAAATTATTGGTAGACCTGATCAAGCAAAAGAAGCACAGGCATTACGTGTTAAAGATTACATGAACTACGAGTTGATGGATAAGATGGAAGAATACGAACCAGAGTTCGATCAAATGTTATTTCATCTACCACTTGCAGGCTCTACATTTAAAAAAGTTTATTACGACGATTTGTTGGGACGAGCTGTATCTAAGTTTGTTCCTGCTGATGATCTAGTTGTTCCGTATTCTGCTACCTCATTAGAAGATGCTGAGGCTATCATTCAGACAATAAAAATATCTGAAAACGATTTGAGAAAACAACAAGTCTCAGGTTTCTATTCAGATATTGAATTACAAAAACCTCAAGACACTTTGAAAGACGATGTCACTTCTAAGGAGAGAGAATTAGAAGGAACAAAGAAATCAGGTAAACAAGAAACTATTTATACTTTGTTAGAGTGTCATGTAAATTTAGATTTAGAAGGTTTTGAAGATAAAGATGATGAGTTAAATGAAACAGGTATTAAGTTACCATACATTGTAACTGTTGATGAGTCTTCTAGACAAGTTTTATCGATTCGTAGAAACTACGAACCAACAGATCCAAAAAGAAATAAAATCCAATATTTCGTCCACTTTAAATTTCTTCCAGGGTTAGGGTTTTATGGTTTTGGATTAATCCACATGATTGGCGGATTGAGTAGAACTGCAACTGCTGCACTCCGTCAATTGTTGGATGCAGGAACGTTATCTAATTTACCTGCAGGATTTAAACAAAGAGGAATTAGAGTTAGAGATGAAGCAGCTCCATTACAACCAGGTGAGTTCAGAGATGTTGATGCACCAGGTGGTAATTTAAGAGATGCGTTCATGACATTACCATACAAAGAACCATCACCAACATTATTACAATTAATGGGTGTTGTAGTTTCAGCAGGTCAAAGATTTGCAGCGATTGCTGATATGCAAGTGGGAGAAGGTAATCAACAAGCTGCAGTTGGAACCACAGTCGCTCTTCTCGAAAGAGGCTCACGAGTCATGTCAGCAATTCATAAAAGATTATACTCTGCAATGAAGAGTGAATTTAAATTACTTGCAAAAGTATTTAAAACATATTTACCACCTGTATATCCATTTGATGTTGTAGGTGGTCAAAGAGAAATTAAACAACAAGATTTTGATGACAGAGTAGATATTTTACCAGTTGCTGATCCAAATATATTTTCAATGGCACAAAGAATATCTATGGCTCAAACAGAATTACAACTTGCAACATCTAATCCACAGATACATAACTTGTATGCTGCTTACAGAAAAATGTATGAAGCTCTTGGTGTAAAAAATATTGATCAAATATTACCACCACCAGTTCCAATGCAACCGATGGACCCAAGTTTAGAGCACATCAATGCGTTAGGTGCAAAACCTTTCCAAGCATTTCGTGCACAAGACCATAGAGCACACGTAACAGCTCACTTAACTTTCATGTCAACTAACATGGTAAGAAATAATCCTGCAATTATGGCTGCATTACAAAAAAATATTCTTGAACACATCAGTTTGATGGCACAAGAACAAGTAGAATTGGAGTTTGCAGAACAATTACAACAAATTCAACAGCTACAAATGATGGCACAACAAGATCCACAAGCACAACAAGCTCTTCAAAAGCTATCACAAGACATTGAAGCAAGAAAAGCAGTGTTGATTGCTGAACTAACAGCTGATTTTGCAAAAGAAGAAAAAGAAATTACGTCACAATTCGACTCTGACCCACTTCTAAAACTAAAAGCTAGAGAAGTTGATCTAAGAGCGATGGAAAATGAGCGTAAAAAACAAGCTGATGAAGCAAATCAAGACTTGAATAGAGCAAAATTAATGCAAGCAGGTCAAATTGCAGAAGATAAGCTCGAACAAAACGAAGATTTAGCTAAATTAAGAGCTGGAGTTAGTCTTGCAAAGCAAGGTGTACAACAAGCTCAAGTTATGATAGACGATAATTAATACAAAGGAGCAAAAAATGCAAAAACTTGATAAAATACAAGAAGTTAAAGTTGCTGAACAAAGCATAGAGATTGATCCTAGATCAAAAACTACTGCTGATGGTGCTTATAACTACATTGCTACAGGAAAACCTGAGATGCCAGTTGGCGGTCAGAAAAGAATGTTAGCAGAAAAGAAAAGAAACTCTAAAGCGTACTAATTATGTGGTTACAGGCGATTAAATTAGCCGTTTCTGCTGGAAGTAAAATTTACGCTAACAAGCAGAAGACAAAAATGGCAATGTCAGATGCACAATTAATGCATGCTGAACGTATGGCCCGAGGTGACGAAGCTT